CACTCGTAAAAGCAAATTCAAGACTTTTTATGAAAAGGTAGAAGAGGCGAAATCTGTCGCAATCACACTCCGAGCAAGACGAATATACAAAGCAGGCGAAACAAGTTGGCAGGCAGATGCATGGTGGCTCGAAAGAGTAGACCCAGCCAACTTCGGAAGAAAAGACACACACCGCATAGAAGCCGACGTCAAAACAGAACATCGTGGCTTCGAGAACTTAATAGAGGCATTCGATGCAGGCAAACAAAAATGGGAACAAGACAAGAAATAACTTCCAACTCCATGAACTAAGCCGGAAACAGAAAGCATACATCTACGACTCCGACGCATTCATCAACATTGCACACGGAGCAGTACGGTCAGGCAAAACAATCGCCGCCACACTCAAATTCCTAATCTTCATCTTGAAATCCGACTATGATGAATTCATGATAAGCGGCAAAACAAGAGACACCATCGAGAGGAATGTTGTAAGGGATTTAATCCGTATGATTGACGGCAACATCGATTATGTCTACCGCAAATTCGACAACTACATTCAAATCGGAGACAACCGAGTATGGCTAATCGGTTTCAGTGATGAAGGAGCAACAGAGAAAGTACGGGGTATGACTGTTGGTGGATGGTATGCAGACGAACTCACAAGTGCATCAAAGAGCACTGTTGAGATGGCAATAACCCGTTGCAGTGTTGATGGTGCACAGATGTTCTGGACAATGAACCCCGAATCACCTTATCATTTCATTTATACTGATTACATAACCAACCAGGAACTCCTTGACAGTGGCACAGTGAAGTGTTGGCATTTCACATTAGAAGACAACCTACACCTATCACCACGATACATCGAAGAACTAAAAAGAGTCAACCGCAAATCCAAAGTCAACTACAAAAGAAACATACTCGGAGAATGGGTCATCGCCGAAGGAGTAATCTACGACATGTTCGACGAAACCATCCACACATACAATAATGATCTAACTTCAAAATTCCATGAGATAAACATCTGCTGCGACTACGGTGTATCAACAGTAACAACCTTCGGAGTAATGGGAATAATCAAAGGAGGACAACACGGCAATGACTATTACTTGCAAGAGGAAACCTATTACGATGCCCAAGCAAAAGGTGTTGCTCAATCAGATAGCGACCGAGTCAATGACATTATCAGGTTACAAGACAAGTACAATCTCAGTAGACGAAACACCATATACTTACCACACGATGCAGCCTCACTAAAAGCACAATGCCGTAAAGACAAACGAATACGGATGAAAGTAAGAACCTATGCACCAGACACATTTAAGGATATAAACCGTATCCAAACATTATTTAACGATAATAGATTCCACATCCACACATCATGCAGGAATAGTATAACCCAAGCACAAACCTACTGCTGGGATACTAAAGCCCAACAACGTGGCGAAGACAAACCATTAAAGGTTGATGACCATTGCCCTGATATGTGGCGAGGAGGATTATTCGGTCCGAGACAAGGCCGAGCAAAGATTAATGCGTGATAATTATGACAAATAAATCAGATTCATTCATAGTAACAGTAGACAATACTGGAGAGTATAATGTTGTAGATAATTTGGAATTGAATGCTTTCAAAGCACAAGTTGATTATGATGGCAGTAAACAAGTTGTGGACGAGCAATTCAAAGCAGGGATAACAATACTTGACCCGAAATATAATCCTTATGAATTAGTGCAGTTACTGGACCTTTACACTTATCATGCTGCATGTGTTGATGCTGTGGCGGTTGATTGTACTGGTGTTGATTATACTTTAAAACCAGTTGAAGATATGGAACCAATCGATGCAGAGAAAGAAAGGTTCATTGATGTATTGGAGAATTGTACTCCATCAATCAATACTCATCTTCAAAGAATGATATATGACCGTAGGGCTATTGGTTATGGTGCATTGGAAGTAATCCGTGAAACCACCAGTGACTCCGATATTAACAAACTCAAACATATACCAGGGCACACACTCCGCAGACATTCAGATTTGAAACGGGTAGTGCACATCACACCCGCAGGTAAAAGAGTATGGTTTGTCATCTACGGTAAAAACTACGATGACAACGGTAACAAATGTGATGTTCATGCAGATACTGGAGCATTCCATCCATATAATAGTCTTGCCCCACATGAAAGAGCAAACGAATTATTGTGGACTATGGAGTATGCACCTGGAACTGATTATTATGGTAGACCGCCAATTATATCAGCATTAGGCAGTATTAGTAGTGACATATCTGCAGTACGATACAATAATAGTTTCTTTAAGAATTATGGTATGCCGAAGTTTGCTATTACTGTGACTGGTGACTTCGCTGATTATGATGTTGATCCAGATGACCCTGAGTATGACATCACACAAACATTGAAGTATCGTATCAGCCAACAAATCAAAGAAGTGATTAAGAATCCACATAGTGCTATCTGCATCACCATACCGAGTGAGGGTGAGGAAGGTAATGTTGATTTAAAGATTACTCCGTTAAGTGTGCAGACTGAAGAAGGACATTTCCGTATGCTCCGTAAAGACACACGGGATGAAGTGTTACATGCTCATCATATGGACCCATCAAGACTCGGTATCTACGATGCTGGTAGTTTGAATGGTGGAAATTCAGAGTCCACAATGGCAAGTTATAAGTATGGTACTATCGCACCAATCAAAGCTGAAGTTGAGGATATGGTGAACCTTATCGCAACCGAATTAGACTGCACCAGTTGGAAATTCTGTATTGAAGATGTTGCACCAATCGATTACACTAAAGACTTAACCTTAGCCGAATTCTTATTCGCACGTGGAGCAATGACCATTAAAGAACTAATTGATAACTTCGGTAATAAATTCGGTTTAACAATAGAAGACCCTGATGACTACTACCTCAACGCCAGATACATCAATGGCCAACCTTTAGATTTAATCTGGAGTACTGTTGAAGAAAACCCATACCTTGAAGTGGACAGTATACTCGGTGCATTGGAAGATAATATCCGTGGTGAAAATGATGAAAGCATTGAAAGTGAAGAAACAGATACTGGCCTCACAGATTAGCACCGCACGGAGCAGGAACAACGAACGCCAACTACAAAAAGAAATCAGTGACTTCTTCAAACAAATAATGGAAGAAGTCCAAACTAACCTGCAAGAATACTGGAGTGATTACCAATTACTACAAGGTCAAATCAATTTAATCACACAACCAATACTCGAACATCATAATGAATACTATAACTTATTAATCAAATACAACCTCCAAGAATTCGAATTAGGATACAAAGAAGGCGAACGATTAGTCCAATTAACCCAAGACCGAGCAAGTATGAAAGCCTTTCGCATACCACGATTCATCAGGAAAATAACAAAGGACAGATTCTTTGACACCATACCTTCTGTCCAAGAAGACCTGAAAGAAAGAGTTTATATCACCAGCCAATCAACACTTGCAAGATTAACCGGTCAATTAAACGAAATCATAACCAAAGGATACACCGAAGGAAAAGGAATCAACGTAGTCGCTTCCATGATAACCAAACGTGAAAAACAATTACAAACATGGGAAGCCAAACGAATAGCCCGTACCGAAATCCACAATGCCCATAACCGTGGAGTAATGCAAATCTACAAAGACCTTGACGTTGAATACACACAATGGATAGCAGCAGACGATGACAGGACAAGAGAATCACATGCTGAGATTAATGGTGAGATAATACCAATGGGTGAAAAATACTCCAACGGTCTTGAATATCCTGGTGATGAATCCGGTGACATTGAAGAGTGGATTAACTGCAGATGCAGTAATGCACCATTCGTTATACCATATGGTTATATGGCACCAAGTTTTAGTCCTTTCCGTGAGGAGGATTTAATTAAAATCAAATAGTTTTTTCTAATTCGTTATACCTATATATGAAGATACCCTGTCTTATCTTCATATTCTTATTCTTATGCAAATCACAAAAAACAGTGATGGCACAGTAACCCTCACCGCACCAGTAATGATACCCGGTGCCCGTGACTGTGACTACAGTAATGGTGAACCGCCACTCACAGAAGAACAAGTCCGACAATTCGCAAAATCCTATGAACAATACCAATTCATAGACCATGAACATGGACTAACCAAGAACGGTGTACGTATTGGTACACCAGAACGTTCATTCTTACTAAGTGAACCCACAACCATGAATACCATGGATGGATCCAAAACTTATCCTGCCGGTACATGGTTTGTCACCACTCAACTTACCAATGAAGATGCAATCAATACTGCATTGGAGGGAGGTTACACTGGTTATAGTGCCAGTGTCTTTAGTAAGAACCGAGCCGACCAATACTTGGCGGCACTGAAAACAGATAAGGACACTCCACTACCAACTGCTTGTAAAAGTATTAGCAGTGGCGGTACTGCACTTATAAAGGATGTACCCGACCCAGTAGTATTGAGTGTATCACTTGTTAAGCGTCCGTGTTTGCATGACAGTAGTTTATGCGAATTAAATGATGGTGAAAATATGGAAACTGAAGAAGTTAAAAGTTTAAAATCCCGTATGCTCGAAGCAATGGGTATGACTGAAGCAGCTGAAGTTGAAGCATTGAAATCTGAAGTAGTGACACTCAAATCATTAATTGAAGATATGAAAACTGAATTCGACTCTGCTCTCAAATCCATGCAGGAAGAGTATAAGACTATTTTGACTGAAGCATTAACTCCGGTGTCTGCGGAGAAATCCGAAGAAGAACCAGAGGAAGCTGAAGAAGAAGTAGAGGAACAAACTGAAGAAACCGAAGAGGAAACTCCAGTTGAAGAAGAAGTCGAAGAAGAAACCACAGAAGAAGAAGTTGAACCTGTGGCTGAAAAAGGCGAATCCAAAGCCGAACCAGTACACGACAACCTCGTGGCTGAAAAGAAATCAACTAATTTTTACGAAGCATTAGGCCGTAACTATGACGGTACTCGTAAATTATAATAATCTAAAATTAAGAGCGTGATATTTTATGCCAAACGAAGCAATTTTATCCCAAATCGTCCACCCAGTGGAACAAGAAGTATTCAAGACCATGAGAAGTGATATGAATACTGCTAAAGCATTATTGAATGAAGAACAATTTAATACTTTTGTAAGAGCTGCTACTACTGCTCAATCTATTTTACCTGATGCAAGTATTAAAAAAATGAACAGTATGAGCCAAGTAGTTTCATCAACTTACATTAACGGCCGTGTTTTACAAAATGGTTACAAAGACACTAACGTAACCCAAGACAGTTTAAATGCTGCAGCTGTTGGATTCGGTAAAGCAGAATTAATCAGTACAAAAGTAAAAGCAAAAGCAAGTCTCCTCGATGATGATAAAGAAGACAACATTGAAAGAGAAGCATTCGAACAAACACTCCTATCCATGATGGGAGAAGCAGTAGGAAGAGACTTAGAAGCATTATGTGTATTCGGTGACCACACCAAAACATCAGGTAACGCATTCTTCAACCCATTCGATGGTTGGTTATACCAATCCAAAGATTACGCAGTAAACAGTCAAGGTGTTATCACTGCAGCAGGTTCAGGAACCGCAGACTTCAACCTCGACAATACTGTTGAAGCAATGTTCGATGCAATGATTAACAAATTACCAGTAGCATACCGTGCTTCACAATTATTAGACAGATTAACCTTCTACGTACCATGGGAAGTATACGATTCCTACCACAACTTACTCATGAGCAGATACACTGGTCTTGGTGACGAATTCCAAATCGGAAGACCACAACTCAAGTATAAGAACATACCAGTTAAATATGCTCCAGTATTAGATGCAAGTGACGCACGTACCTCATACGGAAACGTTCCATCCATACTTACTATTCCTGAATTCTTATGGACAGGAATCTACAAAGATGTTTCCATCGAACCGGACAGAATCGTCAAAGAAGAAAAAACTGATTACTATTACAGACTTAGATGTGCAGCTGCAGTACAATATGCTGATGCAGTAATTGCTGCAAACATTACTGCTACTGAAGCAGCAGCTATCCAAGACGAACACAAATTATAAAACTGGGGTGATATTTTATGACTTTAAAGTCATGGAACAACCTCTCATTACAAGAACAGAGGAATGTTCGTAAATTGTATGAACATCTCCAAGACAATACTGGCGATGCCCTTGATGACTGGGAAGATTTACATTCCATAACCAAACGTAGCAAAATCAACCTATATAATGAGGTTGCTACCAAATTAGAAGGTTTCCCATCATGGAAGCAATTACCATACAAACACAAACTATCCAGAAAGTTACGTTGGACTATGATTTATGATGCCCTTGTGGATGATGATCATACCGTGACTGTGACTGTGAAAGATGGTGATGCTGTACTCGCTGGTGCCACCGTAACCATTGGGTCTAAAAGTGAGACTACTGGTGCTAATGGTGTTGCAGTCTTTGAGGAATTAGAAGATGGTGAAATCACTATCCAAGTAAGTAAAAC